TTGCCAACATCAAGTCTTTGACCACTGGTGTTGACGAACTGACTAGGAAAGTTAACGCTCTCTATGAGTCCCTTGAAAAAGTTTCTACTGTTTCAACTTCTGCCATGGAGGGTGCTACTGGTGTTCTAAAGAATAACGGCGGTAGTGCCCACCTAGGAACAGCACTTACACGTCCAGGTACTGGCACTGACGGTGCTGTCTTTCCACCACAGACCTACTCAGGTCCAGGCACTAATCAAGTCAACGCAAGCCTAGGACAGTTCTCATCCCAAGGTGGAGGAGGACAAGGTGGTGGATTCCCACTAGATCTTGGCAGCGGTGCGGGCCAGAGTCGTTTTGTTCAAGGCGCTATAGGAGCGGCTAAAATAGGTTTAGCAGGTTTTGCTGGAATGTACGCAGGTATGCCAGACCTTGCCCTTACGATGCAACGTTCAGTTGGGTACTACCAAGCAGGATTAAAATCTCCAGGTATTAACCGTGCTCAATTAGAGCGTGCAACCTTTGGCGCTATGGATAACGGACTATCTAGTCGTGGATCAGATGCCGCAGTTGCTGCACTGCTGGCAGGTCGTGGCTATATGCCAGGAAGCAGTAATTACTTACAGGCTGCTGCTCAAGTTGGTGGAGCATTTAAATACCTCGGACTAGATAACGCTGCCGCTGCTGATGCTATTGCGGGTTTCCAATCAGGTCCTATGGCAGCAAACTTGTATCAATATGGAATTACAACTACGGACTCTAAAGGAAAAGAAAAAACACCAGGGCAACTTGTAAAGGAATTAATTCCAGTATTAACTGGAGGTCGTGGCTACAGCAGTGCAGAGGCAGTTGCTTTTTCACGTCAAAAAGGAAACTTAGGAGTCTTTCTTCGAGAAAACTTTGATGCAGCACAACAAGAGATTGTTTATCAAGGAATAATCGATTACACCGAAGGAAGAAATCCAGACCTTGCCGTTCGTGGAAATGAGCAAGGAGGAGGAAATGCAAACACAGCCCTCACTGCTGCAGGTCGACTAAGCGGTTCTGAAACAGAGTTAATGATGAAAGCCGAATCTGCAATGATTCGCGGTTTTGAGAATGCTGCAGATACTGTAGAAGCATTTAACAAACTATTAGGAATATCCGTTGAGCAAATGGGATACCTCAAAGGATTAGTTGGTGGAGTTGGTGGAACTAATGTAGGAGCGGCTTTGTCCACAGGCATTAGTATGCTTATAAGTGGAATGAAAGATCTAGCAAGCGCAATTACTAGAATACCAATTCTTGGTGGAGCAACCTCTGGATTTGGTGCTGGGTTTAATACTAGCATCGGACCACGAGGCGGCGCCGCAGCAAATGGTTTTGGTGCTAAAGATAACTCAGGAATTTGGGCGTCAACAAATAACGTACATACAGGTCAAGATTTCCCAATGAAGATTGGTTCACCTGTATCAGCAAGTCTTGATGGTTATGTTTCCAGTATCAACCCAGGACCAGGTTATGGAACTGCCATTGTTATTGATCACCCTAATGGATATCAAACAGTGTACGGGCACTTGAGTGAAAGAACAGTCAACCTTGGAGAGCAAGTAAAAAAGGGACAAAAAATTGGAAAGTCAGGAAACACAGGTAACACCACTGGTCCTCACTTACACTATGAAGTACGACAAGGAAAAAATAATCCAGTTAATCCAGATGTATTAAAATATTTTGGAGCAGAATCTCCCGTTGGCTCCGCAAATTCTGTACCTATGTCTACGTCTTCAACTTCTTCTTCTGCCTCTAACACTGCAGGTACAAAAGCAATTCTTGGGACTGGCGATCAACAAGAGTGGGCAACACAATTCCTCACTAGAATTGGAGCACCAGTAACAGAGACAAACCTTAAGTCTGTCAATACGTGGATGCGCTATGAAGGTGGTCACTGGAAAAACTCTGCTCATTACAACCCTCTCAATACAACCTTAGACATGGGTGGTTCTGAGGTAATGAACTCTCATAACGTAAGAAGATACACCTCTATGGAAGAAGGTCTTGATGCTACCGTCAGGACCATCCTTGGAAACAAATCTGCTGAACGTGGATACGACGCAATTGTTGGTGCTCTCAAAAATAACGCTGATCCTCAAACAGTTTTTAATCTTATCAACGATAGTAGTTGGGGAACAAAGATTCGTGGAGGAGCAACGTCAGGTTATGGGGCGTCCATACCTCAAAACCCTGTTGTCTCAGGAAACAAAACAGTAAATATAACTGTTAAGTTTGATGAAGCAAACGAGTTGACAGCAATGAGGTTTGCTAAGCAGGTTCAAAAGTTCTTAAACCATAACAATGAAACCTCGATGATTGGAAACTCCTAGTGACTAACCAAGCAGACTACTCAAAAATTGAAAGCACAATTGCATCTATCCGAAATAAACAAGATGCAAGAAATACTCGCCTTGGACTGTTTTTAAGTGCTGAAAAGAAAAAGGAAGTGTCTTCTTATAAGGCTCGAAGAGATCAAGTGTACAAAGAATATCTTTCATATGTTACTGCTATCACTAAGTTAGAACAACTTATTGCGGGTGGGACATTGACTGGCACTAACCTCATAAATGCTAGAAAAAATATAACTACTTTAAAAACTAGACGAGACGATGCGTGGACTCGTTATCAAAATTTGAGTTCACAGATTAATAAAATTAAACCAGCACCAAAACTATTCTTTCCATCTTCTGGCACAGGTAGACCAAACCCTAGTGGACCAACGACCAATAACAACGGAGGTAACCTAGATCCTAAAGGACCTTATCAATACAATCCTCCACTGTTGAAAAGTGCTTTACACAATCCTTTAGGACCTCAAGCAAGTTCTTTAGACAATGTCTCTATTCATCAAGGTAATTACACCGACGCTAGAAAAGCCTGGACGGGTGTTACCCCTGGACGAGGAACTTTTCAGATGTCTAAAACATTTGTAGCAAACCAGTTAAGTAGTGTTAGTTCTGGAAAATTAATAGACAATCAATTATACGGATTTAAATTTATGTATAATCCAATCTCTGTAAGTATGAATTATGGAATTCAAGCAGATGTTGATCCCTCACCTAATGCAAGAGCAAAAGATGAGACAATTCCGTTAGGAAAAACAGGTGGTGTAATTAGTTTTTCTATTCTTTTAAATAGAATTGAAGACATGAACTACTTAGACAAACTTGGGTATGTAAGCGAGCAACAAAAAAAGATAGGTACTCCACCTTCTGGGTTAGATCCTTCTCAAAGAAATAGAATTTATTCTGCAAATTCTATTGCTGTTTCTCCTTATGGAAAAACCCTGTCTATTGAAGATCAAAGAGGGATTTACGATAGGGGAACAATGTATGATCTTGAATACCTGTTTAAAACCATTAATGGTCCTCATGCCACTTTTAAATCATCATTAAATGGTACTACTGCAGATCTTGGATTTATGAGACTGACTATATTAGAATTACACTTAGGTGCTAACCTACGTTATTTAGTTCGTATTTCAGACCTAGGAATAAATCACACTCTTTTCAATAACAGAATGGTACCTATTCTTTCAAATGTTAGTTTTACTTGTCTAAGAGTAATTGATTACGATTCTAAGACAGAAGGACAATAAAATGATTTTTCTTGATAGTAGATATGTAGATGGTAAAATTTACAAAGCGTTTGACGCTAGGTCTAATACCTACGAGTTAACAGTTAACCGTGAGTTCCCTAGTTACACAACTACATTCTTTTTGTACGACTGGGTTGAAACTGATCGATTAGACAACTTAGCATTAAGGTATGTAGGAGCATCTAATTTGTGGTGGAAAATTCTCGACATTAACCCTGAGATTCTTGACCCATTCTCTATCGCTCCTGGTACTCAATTAAGGATTCCAAATGAGTAATGGAATTCAAAATAGACAAGGGTCTAAGTTTACTGTTTCTTATCCAGATTTTCCTGGGTTTGTTGTAATTCCTCGCACCTTTAAACTTTATCAAGAGGCTGGAAAACAAGACTTAATTGAAATTACTTATCCATACTATGAGTCTTTTTACACAAACGCATTAAAAACAGGAGTAACTATATCTGTTAGATGGAAAAATGATTCTGTGTCAAATGAATTTTTTGGTTATGTATACGACACATCTCCCTTAACTCAACAAGGAACAAATCGTCAAGTAGTTGTTAGAGGAATAGGTGCTTCTTTAGGGCTAAAACAAGGAGAAACAAAAATTTGGAATAACAAAACGGTTACCGAAGTAGTTGCAGAGATTGCTAAAAAATTTAAACTAAAACCAAATATTACTCCACATCCACTTCGTTTAAGTCAGATAACAATGACTTCTCATTCATACTGGGAAAAGGTACAGGAACTTGCTAGGAAGATTGGATACGTAGCACAAGTATCAGGAACCGACCTTTATTTTCATCCTATTGACATTATGGTAAATAAGTTTATTACAACTGTCCCTGTACTTTCTTTTGTAGAAGCAGAGATGGTTGAGTACAGCGGCCCTGTGTCTCATACATTAGACACTTTTCAACCTAAAATAGGTGACTTAAGTTCTGGTGGAACATACAGTAGAAAAGATAAAGTCATTCATGGAATTGATCCTCTTACAGCCAAGCCATATACGACCACTTCGTCTCCTAATGAAGTAGGAAAACAACTTAGATCCTCAACTAAAGATTCTTTATTCAAAGAGGTTCTTTCTTCTTCTGTATCTGCTAGTCCTGCCGTTGCAAAAATGATTGCTGAAGCCAATGCTAATTTATCGGGATACTCAATTTTGGCCGAAGGAACGGGTCAGGGGAACCCAAACATTGCTCCCTACCGTACTGTTGAGATAAACGGCACGGGAAACGTTACTGATGGCTACTGGGTTATAAAGAAAGTAGATCACACTTTAACTTGGGATGGCCGTTACTTTGTTGAGTTCACTTGCATGACAGATGGAACAGGCCGCAATAAAGCCAGTGCCTTCCGTCCTCTAAATGCATCCACTGCTCCTGTTAGAAATGTTGCTTATGAACTTACAACAGGTGCATCTAGTAGACCAACATCTACTAGAATAAGTGCACCATCCGCTATGATGAACCAGACTCAAGGCGGATACAAAATAACTCCAAGACGATGGGTAGGTAGATAATGGCTGAAGTTGCAATCTCTTTGCCTTTTTCCATTGATCCTTATGGACGTGTAGGTAGAACACAAGACCAAACAAAAATTTGGGCTGACAAAGTCCGTTCCGTTATAGGTACAGCACTGAGGGAACGAGTGATGCGTCCAACCTTTGGTACTGACATTCCCCTGTCCGTATTTGAAAACCAAGAAGATGCTCAGACTCAAATTGAGTTTGAAGTCAATCAAGCCTTTAATGACCAATTACAGAGATTAACTTTTCAGTCTGTCAGTAGTGTCTTTGATGATTACACAGGGATTATGCAGGTAGATATCATTTACTCTTTACCAAATGATGAGGTCACTAGCACCTCTATCGGGTTAATCAGAATTGAAGGAAACACTATAGCAATTGAGGAGAACCTGTGAGCATAACCCCACCATCAACTATCCCTGTATCAATCGATTACACAAGCAAAGACTACTTTGCAATTCGAGAAGAATTAATTGCACGTATTCAAGACCGTGTACCTGACTGGACAGCGGCTGACCCAGCAGACTTTGGTGTCGCACTAGTTGAAGCATTTGCTTACATGGGCGATATGCTCTCCTACTACATTGATCGAAATGCTAATGAGGCATTCCTTACAACAGCAACCCAACGCAATAGCGTACTCAACATTGCCCAGACCTACGGATACACACCTGCAGGTTATCGTCAAGCATATGTAACTCTAGAGTTCAGTAATACATCTGCCGCTTCTGTAACAATTCCTGAAGGAACAGTCGTTACTGGAGAAGTAGTTATTGGAGATACAGTTCAAACTGTTTATTTTACAACTGGTGCACCAGCAGTGGTTCCAGCAGCGGTCGGAGCAACTCCTGGAACAGAGACCGTAACGGCTGGAGAAGGACGCTCAGTTATCCTGGTATCAGATAATGCAACCACCAACGGTGAACTTATTGGAACATCAACAGGTCTTCCAGCAATGAGATTTGAATTAGGTGAGACACCTGCTGTTGACGATTCCGTACAGATCTATGTACAAGATGGAGACATTTATACTAAATGGACACAGGTACAGCACCTACTTGACTTTGGTCCAACAGACCAGGTCTTTACCGTCTCTACAGATGAAGACGATATCGTTACAGTCTTATTTGGAGATGGAGTATCAGGTGTTATTCCAACACTCTTCTCAGAGATTAGAGCAATATACATAGTTGGTGGAGGTTCTTTTGGTAACGTCTCTTCAGACACCTTGACTGTTATTGATTATGTGCCAGGACTATCTGAGATACAGACCTCAGCACTTCAAAGCATAATCTCTGTCTCAAATCCTGATCCAGCATTAGGAGGATCAGATCCAGAAGAGACTGATCAAATTCGCTCTGCAGCCGCTCTTGCTCTTCGTGCAAACAATCGAGCAGTAACATTGCAAGACTACGCTGACTTATCTCTTGCAGTAACTGGTGTTGGAAAAGCAAATGCGGAAGCAGCAGTATGGACATCAGTCACCGTATACGTGGCTCCAACCAGAACAGCGGTCGATTCAGACCTGGCACCAGGGTTAGATGATGCTGGAGATCCAACGGTTGAGTGGACTAACCTCTCAACAGATGTTGAAGATTACTTAGCAGACAAGATC